AAGTCATTGAGGATATTGCTGTTGTATCAGACCATAATCCAGCAACAAAATTAGAAAACGCTTCAGTAGCATTTGTTTCATTAACGCCATCTACTGAAATTGATTTGTAATTAGAACTAGCATAATTAGGAATATAGATAGAAACATTACTAAAAGTGTTTGCAGTATTTCCAGTATAATTAATTCCAAAACTAAAAATAGTAGAACCAGTTGTATTTGATGCGGCTGATACACCATCACCATAAAGTTTTTTGGCAGATAAATTACTAGTAGAACCATTAGGGCGAATATAGAATCCTGCTTGGCTACCTAAACTACGCATAGATGCCATAATGCAGATATCCGTATAAGTTGCAGGTATGCTAGTAAAACTAATAGTAGCCGCACCGCCTGAGCCTACTGTTACTGACGAAATCAAAGTATAGGTTGCCATTATGCTTCCTTTAGTATGCCGTAGAGTGTGAAGGTTGAACCTGTTGCCCAAGAACCAGAATTTAAATAATATTCAATAGATGTGATTGCAGATGTTGAGCGCCATAAAGCAATAGCGGCATCTGTCGCGGCAGCCGCATTGTTTAACCTTGCTAAAACTGTTTTATAGGTAGTGGAATTAGAATAATTTTGTATGTTAATAATAGCGTTGTGATTAAAATTGGTTTCTACTGCCGCTAGAGATGCCACTACCATAAAAGTCATATTTGAAAAGCGTTCAGTGTTAGCAGCAGTACCATTACCAGACAGATATGTACCCGAATAATTAGAACCAGTATCGCTATTAAATCTGATTCTTGTATAAGAACCACCACCAGCGCTGACTTTGCCATTTTCAATTAAAACTAAATCAGTATAAGAACCACTAATACTGCTAAAAGTAATTGTTGCTTGATCGCTACCTAAAGTAGTTGTCGCTATCTTTTCATATGTGGCTGTCATTATGACCCCTTAATTCCGTATAGGGCGAAGGATGAGTATTGATTATATACACCACCACCAGGTGTAATTTTTATTGAAGTTATAGCGTTTGTATTTCGCCACAAAGCACTAACAAAATGAAGATAACCATTTCCATTGGCATCTGTACCCGCTAAATCTTTTACTGTTTTATATTTATTAGTGTTGGCATAATCTAAAATATCTGTTACTCCGCCACCAGGTGCATTTGTAGAACTAGGTGCACCAATAGTAAGTAATCCGTTGTTTTGGGAACTTGCTCCATCTGCTGATACAGATGACCCATTTGCTAGTATTCTATGCCAAGAATAATTAGTACCAGTATCTAAATTAAACTGGATTTTACCTGACCAATCAGCGACAGAAAATAAAGTCATATATCTAATTTGTAAATGAGTATAAGTGCCAGGTATTGAAGTAAATTCAACATTGGCTGCACCACCTGAGCCAACAGTTACAGTTGCTATTGATTCGTAAGAAGTACCGCCACCACCGCCACCGGTAACGCCACTATCTAATATCCCAAGTATTAAAGACATTAGGCAATGCCACCTACGATATACCAAGAATCTGTACTAACTTTAATTATGCTTGCCGCTTTAAATTGTCCGGTAATTGTTGGGTTGGTAGATACCGCACCGCTTGATGCAAGTGTTACACCTGATCCCTGAATAATAGATACTGTACCGCCTGATCCAATTTTAATTACATTTACAACTGATCCAGTAGTCATTGCTACGCTTGAAAATGGTGGCACTGTAATTGTAGTTGTGCCGGTATTTGAGTAAGTAATAAGTTTATTATCTGCATCAGCCAATACCAATGTATCTGATGTACTTGTAACAGCCCTAACCGATAGGTTGGCTATTGAGTTCATCTGAGCCGCTGTAAGTACCTGACCAACTGAAAAGGTTGCCATCTATAATCTCCTAATAGGCCAATGAATCTTCATCTAAAATTCCATCAACAACAGAGTCTAGCAATAAACCTGATGCAAAGGGTTGAGCGCATGTAAAATTTACTAAGAAAGATTTAGGGGTGATCTGATAGGTAAGGCCTGTTATTACACTATCTGTAACCACATTGCCAGCCGGCAAGGTTTGAGTTACTTCTATTGGATCAAATACATCTAAATTTAAAGCCGCTATCACCCGGCTAGAATCATTCTCACCAAAGGCATCAACTGTTAATGAGTTCAACTGTAAATTTACGCCTTGTTCTTTTCGGCTTGCAATAATCATTCTTGCCTGATTAAGCGCATCCGCCTCTGTTTGCATAATGCCGCTTCTTACCCGGCTATGCTGGAAGTAATCATCAATGCTTGCCAAATCGCTTGCGGTCTGACCATTCAACCCAGTTGGAGTAACTGTTACCTTATTGATCATTTGATAATCTGATATATCAAACTCCACTGCCTGATAGGTAATATCACCTGATCCCGGCACATCACTAAAGGCTGTTGCCGCACCCCCTGATGCGGTAATAATGTCAGTGCGTGATAAGAACTTTGCGTAGCCGCGTTGATCCATATAAAAAGAACCTAGATCGGTGGCTTCTACTTCCTGGCATGCGGCCAGTAATGATCTTGAGTTGCCGGTATCTGCCTGAACTGTTGTAGTTGTAGTTGTAGATATATCACGCATACCACCCGGCCACTCTCCGGCATCCAACAAACTTGAAATTCTTTGTGCAGTAGTTTGTCCGGCAGTGCCACCACTAACTGATGTGATCGTAGTTAAGTTTAATAATTGGAATCCATCTACACATGCCAAAGTTACATAGGCTGGATCAAATCCGGTAGGGCTTTGGTAATTCCATTCCTGTACATACATAGAACCTAAGTTATAGGTAACACCTAAATACTCTGCCGTAAAGCGAATTTTACGCATAGGCTTAATCTTGCCGTACAAAGAAGAACCGGTATTGGCTGGATTAAACTCACCGGTTTCATCAACAAATGTAATGCGTGCAGTACCGCCGGTAAATGAATCTGATGATCTGTTAAATGCACGCCGGATATAGCACTGAGTTACAAAGTTTGTTATATCTACTGTATCAGCGGCGGCAGTACCTAATACCGCTACATCTAAAGGCGTTGCAGGATCATCCAATACCAATGCTGGATCAAATGAAGCACCACCGGAGAAATCAATCTCAACCTTAAATATTGCCGCTGGCATTATCTTCCTAAGTTAGTTAATTGAGTTACTGCACCTGATCGGTTTAAATTATATAAAGCATCTTGGATTACAGATTGCAATTCACCTTCTGATATAACCGATCCGGCTACATTGATATTTACAGTAGTTCCCATTCCACCCATTTTGTCTAAAGGTATAACCGCTTCTGCACCGGCTTCACCAATCATTGCTAATGTAGGTCTTGTTACAACGCCACCTTCTGCCATTAAAGGTATGCCACGCCTTGCCGCACCGCTTTCCTTGTATCTTTCAGCGGTAATTTCAGCCGCGCTCATGCCACTATACCCAGGTGTATTTACTAATTGATTACCTAGATCAATAAAATAACCAGGCTCATACATACCACCACTTGTAACTGGTATTTTTTTCTTACTTAATTCATCAAGCAATGCAAGCATCTTGCGTAGTTCATCATTAGCGGCAAATAATGTGCGTAAATAAAGCAATACTTCAACAGTTGTAATGCCCCACTTTTTAGCCAACATTTCAACTTCTCCAGTTGTGATTTGACCATCTTCTATAACTTTTAATACATCTACATAGCGTTGGGCTTCATCAACGGCTTGTTTAGTACCATCTGCCAACTTCTGTAATATCTTTACACGCAACTCATCTTCACCATTTAACTTACGGCTTAGTGCCGCTTGTAGGTTGATGCGATCAAGATCAAACATGGCTGATAATTCGGCCTTCTTTTTATCTAAAGCCTGTTGTGCAGTTTTTTCTTTAGTTACCGCTTTTTCTCTAGCCAAAATATCTTTTTGTATTTTTGCTAAAATTTGTTCTGTGGTTAATTCTTTTTTGCCGTATAATCTTTGTTTTTCTAAAGCATCAATAGTTAATTGTGATAAACCAATATAACCGCGTTCTTGTAAAATTCTTTTTTCTCTTAATTTAATGCCTTCTTGTTCAATTTTTTGTAAAGTATTTCCCGCGTAAGTGGCTTCGCCGGTGATGCCTTCCAATGCAACTTTGAAAAAATCTAAATATGCACCTAATCCTTTTTGCTCAAATGTGCTGGCAGTACCAACCATAATGTCTGCAAATTGAGTTGCAACTTTTTGTAATTTGAATCCAAATACATCAAGTTGATCTGATCCAGTTGCCAATAAAGATACAGAAGTTAATAAACCTTGTCCTAAAGTTTCAGTGGCTTCACCTGCACTAATTCTAAATGATGTTAATTGGCCGGCCAGTGTTTTAGTTTGTGCTTCGGCTGATCCACCATATTTATCTAAATTTTGCATCAATTTAACAAAGCCCATTGCTTTGGCTTCGGCGGCTGTAAATCCAATACCTAATTTAGATATTGATGTATATTGACCAATTGCCGCTTTATTTATTGCATTTAGAACGCTATCCAAATCCGCGCCTGTACCGGCTGAAACATCTAATGCTTTACTTAATAAATATTGTGATGATTGTAAATCGCCAGTTTGAGCAATCAATTTTTGTAATGCAGGTACTAATTGATCTTCAGTAACATTGGTTGCCTGTTGTAAATCTGAAATAAAATTTTTGACATCAGGTAAAGCAAATTCCTGGCCTATGCTTTTTAGTGTAAGTTGTAATTGTTTATCTAATCTTTCCTGGGCTAATGCCGCTTCAATTGATCGCTTAGTAAATAAAGCAAGGCCAGCGGCGGCGGCAATCCCACCGGCTTTGGCAAACGCTTTTAATCTAAATGAACCGGTGGCAACTACCTTGTCAAAACCTTTTAATTCTTTGGTAGCACGCTCTAATCCTTTTTTATCAAACTTAGTCAAAAAGTTAATCGCAACATATTGACTTAATGCCATAATTAACCCCTAAATTCTTTGCCTAGATATTTTTTTAATACTCCGTATAGATTATCATTTACTTGGCCACCTAATTGTTGTGATGCCCTATAAATCAATCTTTTTTCTTTGTAAGCGCCGCTATTGGCAGTGCCTTGTAATTTACCGATAAATGATTCGCTAGCATTTGGGTTACGACTTACGCGCCTAGTTCTACCCCTTGATCTTGATGATCCAAAACCTGCCAATTCATAAATTATACCTGGTACAGATTTATTTACTATCGCTAATGCAGTTACGCCATAGGTAACGCCTTTAATTCTTTGTACTTTACTCTTGGCCGTACTTACTCTTATGCCGCGTATAACTTCTGTTTGCGACCATTTCCAACGGCTTCTTTTATTTTCACCAATTGTTCTGCCCCTATGTGCTTGATCATTAGCCCATCCCCATTGTGGTGGATAGTTAGGCTCAACATCACGCCATCCTGGAAATGGTGAATGTGGTACAAAACTTTGCGCTAACTTTGCAACAGGTTTTACAGCCTTTCCCATTTCACGCCTAAATTCTTTTTGTAAATCGGGATCAACCTTTTTCATTTTTTCAAGAAGTTCAGTTAAGTTTTCTACATAGATTGATGGCACTGCCGCCAATGATCTAGTACGACCAGGCAACTCTGAGTATCTTGGTTTAATCATTACTTTCGCCTAACTGTTGCCTTCTTGTTTTGATAAAAGCGTTCTTGCAAGATGGCTTTCATGGCTGAATAAATCGCTGGATCAACCTCTAACAAATCTTTAGGGCTAATTCCTGTACTAACCGACAAGGCCGCGACTTCATAAATTGATCCGTGTCGGTCTATCCATTTTTTGAATCATAAACCAAATCAACATCTGAATATTGATTGATATAATCATCACCAAAGGCTAGATCGGTTTTACCTAAATCTTTTTCTATTCTCCAGGCAAACCACCACAAATCTGATTCCATTTGTAATTCACCTAAACGCTTACGCCACCCGGTTTTAAATTCGGATTCAAACGCCACCTTTGCGGATGGCGTAAGATCATAGGTTACTTTCTTACCATCTTTTTTAACAATTTCAATCTTGTGCATTGTCCCACCCTTTTCTTATTACGCGCTAGTTGATTTTGTTAATGCAGTTACCGGTAGTGATACAGATACGCTTGCTACCGCATCAACAGCACCATTGATTGGTGTCCATGATGAGATAAGGCATGACATTGTATAACTTGGGTTTGTTGCAGTTACAGTGCCGGCTACTGGAATCAACTTAATGTTGAGTTTTGTACCTAACGCATCCTCAAACAATGAGTTTACTGATGCGGCGGCAAAATCATTGAACACTTCCAAATTTAGTGTTGGGCGTTCAACCCCACCTATCATGTTTTGTATCGTATCCCCCATGCTTGTGATTTCTACCTGATCAATTTCTCTTGCAAGACTTACAGTGCTGACATGATCAGTAATCGTAGTTGTATTAACAATCACGGCAACTTTATTACCCATAAATATGGCCATATTTTTTTCCTCTCTTACTAACCTATCAACTCTACTGAATATTGATAACTTAGGTAGTCAATATTAGCGGATGTTATTGTACCCGGGGATGCAGACACAACCCTGAGCGTTTGAACAGCACCGCCTAAAGTTTTATCAACTTCAACAGCGGCTTTAATTGAAGTTGAACCGGATGAAGCAAGTAGCCCATCCAATCTTTCTTGCCCATTTCGTTCACTCATTCTACCAACTACAACAATGATTTGACATGATGCGGAATCAAAGCCCCGGTTTAATGTATAATCATAATTCATAGATAATTGGCCAACTATTGCAAAAGCGTTATTGGTTGGGATGTTTGTAGAATCAGGAACATAATCAAATACACGCATACCGCTTATTGCTTGTAATGCAGTTTTTAAATTATCTCTAACTGTACTGGGATTCATGCAACCACTTCTTTTTTATATGCCCTGACCATTGCAGTTACATCTCTGCCTAATGGCGACATTCTAACAACGCCTAAATCACCTAACCCTAATATTCCGCCTGGCGCATCTTTACGCTTGTATAAATCGGCAGTAAGAATTAAACAAGCCATATTTATATCATCCGGCACTGACGGCCAGCCCCATCTTGCAGTTACTTGCACACCTGGGCGTAATCCATTTTGTGTTAGCCCTGGAAATATAGGCCAAGTTTCGGTATTAGATACCATTGTTAATTGAGTATATGGCCGGCCTAAAGATGGCGCGGTTAATGGGTCTAAAATATAATCTTGATTTAAAGTTAAAATTTTTGAGTATGTACCATTGCCATTGCTGTCTGTTGCAACTACCAAATTTGATGTAGTACCAAGATCATCTATATAAACAAAAATATCTGAGTAAGCGCGATAAAGGCGTGCTGATGCTGTTGCATCTAAATAAAATCTTCTGTTAGCAATCCGATCAATTGATCTTGATGCTGATTCAATCAAATCTTCTAGCAAGTCATTATCAGTGTTATCTGATATAGACATGTAAGCCTTAATTTGAGTTAATGTTGCATATCCATTTGTTATAGCCATGATCGGTATCCAAATCCTGTACTGCCCTGGGACATTAGACAAACTCCATTCATTAAA